ATATACTCACACATTGACGATACGTTGGGGCGGTGAGCCCTGACCTCTACGCTCTTTGTTTTTTCTTTAGTTTTATATATAATGGCATATATAAAACGTTGTGTTTTCTTTTTGGAAAGAAAATGCTAACCCACAAAGTCACTATTGGTAGCAATAAGAGTTAACGCACGGCGTTTACGCACTGTTAGTTTTTCCCTATCGATCTTTACCCCACACACGGCCTGGACTAACGAAAGTTACCCTACGCAATGCAAACGTGGAATAAGATACGGGAAATACATACTCTTGCCGTTTATTAACCAATATATTTTGTGGATCAATGTGGAATATGAATAATGTCTACCAAACTCTCTCTAATGGAACTTCTGGACTCGCTCGCTCGATTTTTAAATTCAACTATTCTTTTATTAAGTCGTTTTGTAAACAACTTAATCTCCCTCTTTCGCCTTCTTATCGGATTTTTTCTTTTTCTCCAAACTCTGGAACTTGGTGTTCTAATTTCCATGAGTACGATGTCTCTCTCTCTTTCTTTGGCTCTCTTCCTAATATCATTTACGATCATTCTCGTAAGTGTTTTTATTTTATGGATTTTTTTAAGTTTTATCAACTCACAGAGAAGCATACTCTCCGATTCGCTAAGGTTAAATATGGCTGTTTATCTATCTCTATTGCTTTTGTTCAAAACCCCCCTCTCTCTTATTCTTCTGATTTACCTCCTTTAATGCTTAAATATTTATCAGAGGCTGTTCATGATGAAATCATAACAGCTACTGGTGCTCACGACTTTTTTCTCGTTCTGAAACCATCTTCTCGTTATCGTAACTTTAAATCTCAATCTTTATATGGAGATAACGAGGAACCCCAATCTACTAAATCTTCTTTTGGCATAATGGATGTAATTACCGGTGCTTTTAAAGGCGTCGGTTTCTTATATTCTCTTGGACTTAAGCTTGTTGAATTTCCATCTCTTTTTACTCGCACCGGCGCTTTTCTGAAAAGTTTAAATAGTATCCCTCTTTCTTTAGCTTCTAATCCGTCAGCAATAATTTGTTTTATTGCTGCTCTTTTCCGTTTGATGCACGATCTTTCTTCCGCATTTTCTTTATCAGCAATTTGTTTCGATTTCTTACAACTCTTGGCTCCTTTATGGGGCCATGCTTCTTTTAAATCTCAATCCGCGACTACTTTTCTTAAGATTCTTTCTTCTTTTATCGGTATTCCGTCTGATATACATTCTCTTTTATTAAAATTGTATAAATGTGCGGAATCCCGACATTCTCCTATAGTAAAG